ATGAAAGTAGCTGCGCTAGTGTTGTCAACGAACCCGCCAGTTGCGGGATATGTGGAATCAGTCATAATAAATATCTCCTAAGATATACTATCTAACCCGTTTCTCCGCATACGCCTTCATAATTTCAGGTTGTAAAGCAGCGTAGCGGTCAGGGTCTGTTTTCATAAGGTTAATAATGTCTGCGCGTCGGTAGATCTTCTTAGGGGCTGACTCAGTGCTACCACTGGCATTACCAGTAGATGCTGTCTTAACTGATTGCTTACGAGCTTGTTGCTCTACAGCGGCAGTCTGTTGTACGATATTCTGTCGCTCTTTCCACAAGTTAAATAACTCATCGGCGGCTTCGTGATCGTACTGTTGGTCTGCTGCTACAAACAGTCTAGTCCTGACCTTAGAGGCTTTGATCCATTCAGCAAAGTTAGCATCTTGTAGTATCTGCTGCATGTCAGGGTGCTTACGTTGTAGCTCCGACATAGCAGTACTATGCTTGTATTGCTGAGTGAGTGCTTCAGCTTCCTTAATCTTAGGGTGGTTTTGAATCGCCCTATCTACAGCCTTATCAGGGTCTGTAAACCAATCTACTTCTTCGTCTTGTTGGGGTGCTTCTTGTTGATCTTGAGTGAGTTGAGTCTGGATATACGTATCAACAACCTTACGTAACTCACCTACTTCAGAACTTTGTCGGCCCAATAGCTTTTCAGCTTCTTGGTGCATCTGTACAAGTTCTCCAGCAGACTTGCCTTTATACTTGTCGGGAATCTCAGGTTCCTGTGGTTCAGGAGTTTCCTGTTGCTCCTCAGCAAACATTTCTAGTTGTTGTTCGTCTTGGTTATCCTGTTGACGCTCAGGTTCAATAATCTTAGCCATTATTAACTCCGTACCTTAGTATTGTGGAGAACTTTATTATGAAGGTTCTCTAGGAGGATTGCCTTCTCTCATATGCCATGTGCGATTCTCTCTTTCTAGCCCACTTAGCATGTGCATCAGGGAAGTCACCACTGATACCTTCTAAATTAGAGCGTACTGGAGAAATTACACGCTTTGCGTCTAAGCCACAACTGCACCTAGAAGTTGTGACATCAGACTTTACTAAATCTTCAAACAGTTGTCCGCAAGGACATCTAAAGTCAAACAGCCTCATCTAGAGCTTCCTCAGTGTCTTCACCTGATTCTGCTTCTGCATGAGCGTTGTCAATCTGTGTTTCAAGATTAAAGATTGTTGCTAGGATAGCTAACTGACCTTTGCGAAAGTTCAAGTTATCATTATCCGTAGTCAATTCTACTGAGTTGATCTGTGCAACATTACCTTGTAAATCAGAGATTAGCTGTTTCCAGCCTTCTGAACGAAACATCGCAAAGTAATTGTTGAAGTAAGTTTCTAACTCTTGAGTCATTGTATTTTACCTTTGTTAAAGAATACTTTGTACGTAAAGTACATATACATTATATCATACTTTTTCGTATTTGTCAAGCGTTTTTTTAACTAAATGTTTTTATTACTATAGATAATGCACCAATTGCAACCGCAGCACCTACTACAAACACAAAAGAGCCTATTGCAACTTGCTGCATTAGTATTTCTCTTTCTTTCTTCTTACGAGCTATAAGGCGCAAGTGCTGCTGTCTAGCTTGCTCTTGTTCTGCCTTAGCTTTTTTGAAGGCTTCTAAAGTCTCAGGGTCTGCTACAAGAAGTAGATCGTGAACGTCCTTCCAGTATCTTTCATAGCTTTTTTTAATCTGGGTGAGCTTCAAAATCTCACTCTGACTAAGAGGCTTGAATGTACTGGACTTTCGCTCTACTTCAAAGTTTGTTAGAGCTTCTCCAAAGTCGCTAATCGTACCCATAAGTTGCTGGATACCCTGCCCAGACTCATTAGCTGTCTTTATGAGTCCATTCAAACTCGACAAGATGGCTGAAGCGGCTGCAACCGATTCAATTATCATTATCGGCCTCTACGAGCGCCCATTTTACGTGAGCCTGAAGTATTAGCTCTCATTGGCTTTTTCTTTTTAGGTGGACGGCCTACTTTAGATCCGTAAGTTCCTTTACCGTATGGCATAGTCATTTCTCCTGTAGACAATTAACATTTCCACCTGCGTCTAGCTTGCCTAATTCTAGAGTTAGGATCGTTCCTAGTTTTAGCGGAACTTCTTTTTAGCTGCCCTAGTGACCTAGCACAGTAAGATTTACGTCGCTTAGCAGCTTTACTACCTGCTTTAACTTTACCTGTAACAGCAGTCTTTAGCTTACTGCCGGGGTTAGCGGCCCTGTAAGCCTTAACGCCTTTCTCAGTCATGCCTGCGCCAGATTTAGTAGAGCGATAGTTGCCGCCCTTGCCTGTAGTCTTGCGTATAGGTTTATCTCGTCGTGTTGCCATAATTATGCCGCTTTTGGTGCTGGCTTCTTAACTGGCTGCTTCTTGGCTTCAAGCTCTTTGATTTTAGACTCTAGTTCTTCAAACTTCTTGTTAACTTGATCTACAATCTGCATTAGCTCTGTGCGTGTAACTACCATCAATTTATCCTTGTCTCAGTTGAAGGGGTTGCTGGGGTTGCATGGGTTGCTGCTGAGGTTGATTCTTTATGTCAATCTCTTTTTCTTTCAAGAATGTCTGAGCAATCTTCATTCGACGCTCAAACTCCTTGTCCTCTTGGTCTCCTGCCTTCAGGTTAGCTGTGACTGCCTTAATCTGGTCAATCTGTAGCTCCTGTGGTGCAAGCTGTGTTTCTACAGCAATCTTCTGCGCTCTGGCCTGAGACTCCTGTGCCTGACCGTTGAGTGCTGCTGTCTGAGACTGCTGGAAGGCCATCTGTGCCTGTGCAGCCGCTTGTTGCATCTGCTGTTGCTCAGGTGTAGGCTGTGATGCTTGCTCTGCCTGCTGTAGCTTAGCCATTAGTTCTTCACGGTTAGACAGGTTCATGTTGTCAATGATTGACTGAATTAGCGTGTTGTACAATGGAGACTCTGCTGGCATGGTTTGCAACAGTTGCACAAGTTGTGTTACTTCGTACTCACGAGCAATGATGCCCAAGGTAGACGTAGTGTTAAACTTGTAGTCCTTGACAGGATAGTTCTCAGGATCAAACTGCATGTAACGACAAGCAGCCATTTTAACAAATGGAATCAGGAAAGACTGTTGAAAGTTAATCAAGGTGCGCTTGTGACGCTTGATGATTGCACCAAGGGACATACTGATACCAGCAGCCGTAGCGTCACCGTTAATACTGCCGGGAATACCAGCGGAGTCAATAGCACCTGTAGACATCTGAACCATCTTCTGTAGTTCTGCTGCCTGTGCAAAAGTAATCTGACTGACTTGACCAAAGTTGAATGGATTAAGTACAGTCTTAGGGTCGCCATTGGTTAAGATGATCTTACCGGGGCGTACCTCTGGCCTAGAGCCTCTAGGAAGCCGTGTAGCGTCCATAGCCATCATTGGATGCACGGTTAGGGCTAGGGCATCAATACGTGCCCGTAGCTCTGTATCAAGCGCCTTCTGGCTGTTGTAGCCTTTTTCACACACACCACGGCCCCAGAACCTACCGGGAACTACATCCCAAGGAAAGGCCACTACAGGACGATCCTGCATCATGTACGGATTAGCTTCTGCTTTTAGCAGGATGCCTCCATTAGCCACAACCACAATAGCTTCGACGTAATAGCTTGCATCTTCGTCTTTCTCTGGTTCCTCTACTTCAATATCTGCAATGTCTTCATCATCGTCAAGCATTGCTTCCTTTTCGCCAATCTCCAAGAGGTAGCGAGGTACAAGACCGTAGTACTTAGTTAGGCGTACCTTGTCTTCGTCGTAGCTTGTAAGGTCTTGGTCTGGCTCTAAGTCATAGTCACTAGCCGCCTGACCTACGTACACGTCCCTGTAGACACCTTCTTCCTGTAGCTGTTGCACCTTGTGTCGTGGCACAAACTCGTCTACAGCGACTCCTACAGCGTCCTGTATAGTAGTTGCTACAGGATCAATCAAGAAGTTCTGTGGCATTACAGGGCGCAGCTTGACTACTGTGCGGTCTGTGACGTTTACACCTACTGCTTGTAGCTGTCCGTCCATGATAGGTTGTGTAGCAGGAGCCATTTCTTTGACTTCCTCTAGCACTACTTCAGCTACACCAGTGCCAAATACCTGTCTCTTATACACATCTCCGAGCCCACGAGACTAAGGCGAATCTCGTA